ACAGATAAAGGGATCATAGTCTTTGGATTTTCTTCCAAAACCGGTTCAGCCTCTTGAGACTCGACTTCAGGCTCTACCTGATCAATCATTTGCTCAATAGACTCGATTTGTTCTTCTTGAGGCTCTACGGCTTCCTCATTCATATTTTTCTCCGTTTTTATAGCGTAATATAGCCTACTACGATGGCATAGCACCCTTTGCTTGCAGGTAGGCGACACCTGATGTATTAAATTCTATTTTTAGTTTTCTATTCTTATCTCTTGTAACCATCCAGAGAAGCTCACATATTCCTTTTTGATTGTTTACCCAGAAAACCATTTGATTGGAAATAAAGGGAGGCAATTTGTAAGTAATCACTGGTCTACTAACCACAAATTTAGAGGGATCAAAATTATCAAATTTTGCGTGCAAAGTAAGATAATATGTTTGTTTAAGATGCTGATTAGCTAAAACAGCATTGTCCAAAACATCATCTATCACCTTTTTAAGGGCTACCTTCTCATCAACAAATTGCCGAGGAAGAAGAAGTCCAGAATTAGGATCTTGCAGTAAACTTGCCGTCATTTTACATCCCACTCATTCCGCGTAGTGAATCCTGTTGCTTTTGAGCTTGCTGAAGAAGTTTGTTGGCTTTCTTTTGATCAGCATTCATGCCCGGTCCACACTCTGGTTTTATTTGTCTTGCTGCTTTCATGGGATTGTCCTTTGTTGAACACATGCCCTTACCGTTATTCATGAAGGCTCCGCCTCCTGAACTTCCTTTGCTATATGCCATGATTAAACTCCTTGATTCATCTGTTGCATATTCTGTTGTTCCGATTGCTGCTGTTGCTGCATCGCTTGTTGTTGCAGGTTTTCCGCAGATCCTTGTGTCTCTGTATTAATAGCGTCTGCTTTATCAAAGACCTTTTGGGAAACGTTTTCTTGATCTTCTCTCTCTTGCAACTCCAATGAATTAACAAAATCAAGAACCTTCAATATTCGGTCTTCCTGCATACTAGATATTTCTACGATCGTTTTAGCTCTTGCTAATGCCGCTTGCGCCCTGTTTTCAGAAGCTTCCGAAACTCTTTCTTCTGCTAGGGCGTTCTTGCTTATAACGTCGGCTCTTCGTGATTGAGCCATAGCGATCATTTCTTCTTTATGAGCATTACCAAGTTCAAGAGCCATTCTTTCCTGTTGATCGATTTTCTCTTGCTGTACCGCCATTTGCTCTTCTTGCTTCTTAATATCTTCTTCAAGATCGCTAAGGCCTGCCATAGAAAGAGCTTTAACGATTGTAGACTGAGGAACATCCACAATTTGCTCACGTTTAAGATTAACAAGCTCGTAATAGTAAGCGTCGCGTTGAGACTTGGATCTGACACCTTCTTTAATCACTGCATCGTACTGCTCAAATTCCTGCTCATAGAACTGTTCTGTCGGAGGTTCTGCAAGAATGCGCTCTACTTTCCCGGGAGGGTAAGTAGCTTGAATACACTGTAAGATTACTCCACCCAAAACCTGCTGTGCAGTCTCTACATTATCCAACATCTTGCGATTGCCACGAAGCCCTTGAGCAATCCTTTGTTCTGCTGCACGACCGGATATTTGCAATCCTGTCTTATCATCAATACCAAGAACGGATTCAGTCACATTAGAAAGAGTTAAGGAAAGCTGATCCAATACATTTTGATACTCGACAAGAGAAGGATTCGCGCCACCGCCCTGTAATTGTTCTACCGCACCAAGACCTAAAGGATTGTCTTCTAAAGAGACACCAATCAACTTGTTTTGTCCTGATTGCTGCATCTCTTGTGGATCGGGAACAGCACCTAAGATATACTTAAACCCTGTCGATATGGTGCTATCCATCATATCGATTATCTTCATATGGCGTTTGTTAAAATTGCGCTGAAGTGACCAGTTAACGGATGCTAATCCCTGTATCCTTTGGCTTGGCATCCAAATAGATGGTTCCATATAGCAAATTAGGGGTACAAACGGATATGTCTTATTAACCCCTGTCTTATCATCTCCACAGTAAACCCTTTGACCATTGAGCATGATATTAAGCTCTACAAACGGACGGTCAACAGTTCTAATTTCAACATTTGGAACTTGAGAAATATCAACTTCAGGATCAAGGCGCATTCTCTGAAGTCTAGCTAAACCAAATTTAAGCTTATCTTTTTCTTCTTTATCTAAGTCCGTGATATCACGGTAGTATCCAGAATCATTATCTACCAAAAACTGACGTTTCTTAGTGATGCGCTTGTAGTATTGATCATAAGCAATCAAATTACGCTTTCTTGAAAATGTGGTGAATTCGGGATGATATTGCATAAATTTATCATCGCGATAGCCTTGTGAAATATCATCGATGTATTTTGGATCGACAAAAGGAATGAGCTGTTTAATATACTGCTTATCTATTAAATCACGTGTGATAGCAAAAGAGCAGTCTTCAAGATCGATTCTCTCAAATGTGGGATCAAGATAATATGAGTTGTAGGTACGTTTGAAGAAGGAAATATCCCCATTGATAAAATCTCGGGAATAGTCCATCTGAATGCCTGCTAGGCACATTCCAGACTTAAAACCTTCGTCCGCTGCATCTAGGAACGTTGAGTATCCTTTTCCTTTATCCCAAACGTAATAGCTAAGCTTGGTTAGTTGATCTGCGGTCTTTTGGTCTGAACCTTCTACAGGGGCGTATATAATTTGATTGATGTTATCGCGAAGATACCCTGAAAAAAACTGAAGAGGACGGCGCATGATGTTATATTCAAGCGGCTCTCTTCCCTCTTTAATAAGAGCTTTTCTTTCGTCATCACTCCAAGTGTATCCGGAAGCTGCCAACGTGTATACTTGAGCATCTTTTTGAAAAGGTGCCCAATAATCATGTGCATAGCGGTATTGCTCTTGAAATTCTCCACGGACTTCGTTGTCATTCAACATATGCGCACTTGTCCAACTTAAAATTTAAAGTTATGACATGTGAATATTTTTATCAACATATAAAGTAAATAAATTCATTTAGATTGGAATTTTGTTAGTGGTGTGTTAATCTATCACCATGAACGAAGACATAAGAGGAAAGGGAGCGGTCGGGATAGCAATAGCTTATTATTCTTTAAATGGAATGGTTAGCCTCCCTTTATCCCCTTGTGATTATAATCTAGTTTTTGACGATTCAATTGGTTTGAGAAAGATTAAGGTGATTTCTAGCTCATATAAAAAACCAAGTGGGTCTTTTGCAGCAAACATTAGATCTTCGGGAGGAAATCAATCAAGCACGCAAGTTAAGAAATTTGACAAAGACTCATGCGATTATGTGTTTGTCCTCACTTCCGATTTTGATATGTATAGTATTCCTTCACAGGAAATACATTCGGAAAGAGAAATTACATTAAGCCAATATACTAAATTTAAGGTGAATATTATTCCAGAATAGCTCAGTAGGTAGAGCACCAAACTGTTAATTTGGCTGTCCTAGGTTCGAACCCTAGTTCTGGAGATTTTTTATTAGATAATAATTTTAGAGCGTGATGAAACAGCTTGTTTATGCTTTTCCAAAGCTCCTCCCATATTTGACACTGTTTCTAAGTGATTGACAGCCTGACACATATATTGGTGACAATCGGCATAGTTTGAAGAAATATCATGCAAAGGTTCATCTAGATACCTGCCAGTTCCCTCGCTCCACTTCTTTCTATACTTGCTTATCATATCTAAATAAGTTTTAACTTTTGACACATTAAAAACACAGCGTTCAAGTTTTACTCTGGCGTGGGAGATTTGCATTTGCTTATCCATTTTCTTAAGCACGTGGAACTTAGTTGAAGTGCCTGAAAACAAACGACGAAAATCCCGCTCATAAGAGTTAGAAATATCAAGAGGATCGCGGGGAAGAAAAATAGTATGGTACAGGTATTTTTTATCTTGCAGTAGAAATTTTGCATAAAAGTCGACATCCTTATTTTTGTCTTCATAGTAATCGATTACCCTAATTTCTCCATGCACTAATTGAAAAAAAACTATTACAGTAAGATCATTTAATCCAATGTCCATTGCAATGTAAGTGGGGACGAGGGCATCGTAGAGAGACGAGTTAAGACACCGGTTATCTCTATATGCGGTAGAGACAGCTTCGGCAAAGTAATAAGCGTCTGAAGAAGAGAGAAAAGCTTCGGATATAGTACTGGGATATTCTTGCTTAATCTTATCTCCAAGCATTTTTTGTTGAAGCGCATACCAATTTCTTTGTGGTTGAGAAATCTTCTTGCCTGTTTCTTTTTCGATTTTTTTGAAATAATCTGTAAGTGAGATGTCATAAGAGACCTTTTCTTTAAGTTGATATGAAGAATCATCCATCCATGGATAGAAAAATAGTTTATATTCTAAGGAAGAAAGGTTTTCATTTCCTCTTAAATTTGCTTGATTAACCATATCTACAAAGAATCCAGAATTTCCCTCTCCTGTACTTTCAATAATTATCCTTCCATTTTTAGGGACAGCTTGCAAAGTACCTGTAATGACCTCTTCTGCCTTTTGAGGGTTTCTTGCACATGTTTTCCCGAATTCAGATACCAAAACTAAAGGATATGATCCTCCCCTTAAAGTCGTGTCTACCCTTACACTAGAACCAGTACTTAAAGTAATTTCCCTAGCAGAACGTTGGGAAATATCAAAAAGGCTTCGAATTTGAGGTTTTAAAGTATCAATAGCATGGCCAATGATTTTCTTAAAGATATGCTGAGCATGTTCAAGAGAATATGATACGATTCCGGAAGACAAATTATTTGTGAAGATAATTTGATCGACTACGTACACAATAGCAACAGTAGATAACCCCATTTGACGTGCCTTTAGCACCAAATTTCTATTATGAAGCTTATCTATGAGCTGTTCTTGGACAGGATTTAAACGAAATGGAATGGAATTGCTATCTTTATCAATAATACGATAAAGATTGTTCATTCGCCAATGGATGCAATCAAGGGACATTCTTTACCGACTTGGTTTCTTTTAAACGCTTGATCTCATTTCTTATGGAAATCCTAATAAATTCTCCCATGCTTTTCTCTGTAAGAAGACACATTACTCTTAACTGCCTGTGCAACTCGTTCGTTAACTGGAAGGTAGTAGTTCGAATATGATTTTCCATAAATCCTTGATTTATTCAATTGTATAAGATTTTTCAAGATAAGTAAATTAAATATTTTCATTGAAATACGGAATACGTAGGATGGAACTTAATCAAAAAGGAGTTTCATCATGTCCAAATTCGCAAGGCCTAATAGTTATAACGGAAGACAATCAAACAAGAATTTAACTGGATCTGTACGTGCTGCAAATTCAGTAGAAGCAGCAGCAGGAGTATCCGAACAACTATATATCTCCCCAGCAACTCTTGCCTCTGCCGTTAGCGGTCTTGTAGCTTCTGCAAGCTCTACTGTTGAAGGTGTAGTATTCTTAACCGAAGGCACTTCATCCATTGCCTATCCAGTAGCCACTAAATTTTATGCTGATAACCTTGCAATTGCAGGCGCGCCGGCTTGGAGTGAGACTGTTTCAGGG